CAGCTACCGCACCGAGAACCGCGGGCCGTGATTCGTGGGCCGTGATCCGCGGACCAGTTGCGCCGGACCGCTGGCCGCTGACCGCCGGACCGCTGGCCGATGACCGCATAAATTCGCTAGGGTCCCCAGCATATCGGGTCAGTTTAACCGGGACAAAATCCGGACATTTCGCGCCACCGCTCGCGCCCCGCGGGCACGTGCCAGACGGTAGCAAGGTCCATGTTTCGCGCAAATATTACAGAAATGTGAGGTATGGCTTTCAAATCGCGATTAACTGTCTTATATTAGCGTCTAAAGTCCCATATTTTTCGCTAGGGTCCCCCGGAGAAGTGTCAATGAATCCTGTGTCAGAAGATAAAAAATTAAAATTAGAATTGCGTTTAGCACAATTGGAAAAGAACGAGGCGTGTAAAAATAACTTTTTGCCTTTTGTTAAAAATATGTGGCCCGAGTTCATTGCTGGTCGTCATCACAAAGTTATTGCGGACAAGCTTGAGCGGGTCGCGAGCGGCGAACTAAAGCGTTTGATTATCAACATGGCACCGCGGCACACGAAGAGTGAGTTTGCGTCGTTCTTATTTCCTGCGTGGATGATGGGCCGTAATCCGCGGATGAAGATCATTCAAGCGACACACACGACTGAGTTAGCGGTTAACTTTGGTCGTAAGACTAAGAACCTTTTGGATTCGGACGAGTACAGAGAAGTTTTTAACAATGTACATTTGGCATCTGACAGTAAGGCCTCGGGCCGTTGGGATACCTCTGTGGGCGGAATGTATTATGCCGTGGGCGTTGGGTCGAATCTCGCGGGTCGTGGTGGTGATTTAATTATTATTGATGATCCGCACTCGGAGCAGACGGCGATGTCGAATGCTGGTTTTGATGATGCGTGGGATTGGTATACGGGTGGTCCTCGACAGCGTTTACAGCCGGGTGGTGCCATTGTATTAGTTCAGACTCGTTGGTCTGAGAAGGACATGACGGGTCAGTTGTTACGTGCGATGGCGAAGGACCCGTTGGCGGATCAGTGGGAGGTTGTCGAGTTGCCTGCTATTTTTGAAGATGGCTCGGCGTGTTGGCCGGAGTATTGGAGCATTGAGGATTTGACCGCGGTCCGCGCATCTATCCCTCCGAGCAAATGGAACGCGCAGTATCAGCAGAACCCTACGGGTGAAGAGAACGCGATTATCAAGCGGGAGTGGTGGCGCACGTGGGAGAAGAAGGCGGTCCCTAATTTGGAGTATGTGATCCAGAGTTACGATACGGCGTTTAGTAAGAAGCAGACGGCGGATTACAGTGCGATTACTACGTGGGGTGTGTTTTATCCGAATGAGGGTGGTTCTGGTCCTAATTTAATTCTGTTGGATAGTAAGAAGGGTCGCTGGGATTTTCCGGAGTTGAAGCAGATAGCGTTGGACGAGTATAGATTTTGGGACCCCGACACCGTCATAGTGGAGGCAAAAGCGAGCGGTACCCCTCTGACTCAGGAGATGAGAAGTATGGGGATTCCGGTTGTTAACTTCACGCCATCTAGGGGTAATGATAAAGTGACTAGGGTTCACTCGGTATCGCCATTATTTGAAGCTGGGATGGTGTGGGTCCCTGACACTACTTGGGCGGATGAGTTAGTTGAGGAGGTTGCGGCATTTCCAAATGGTGAGCATGACGATTTGGTTGATAGCATGACACAGGCTTTGATGCGTTATCGTCAGGGCAATTTTGTTCAGTTGCCATCAGATGATTGGGAAGATGATGAGAACTCTGGTAGGATGCAGGTATATTATTGACAATAATTGCGAGTCGCACTGATGGCTGAACCCTCCTATTCCCAGAACGTAGATACTGTGACGGTTTCTGCGGGTCCCTTATATAATTCAGATAACCCCGAGCGTATGGCTTTTGATGCGTACATGGCGGAAAACTACCCGGACCAGATTGAGGGCAGTAATTATTTTGATGCATTAGAGACGGCTTCGGCAAGTGGCATGAAGCCGCTTGATGTTTATCAGGCCATGTCTTTGGGTGATTCGGAGGCCGCGGTTGAGGTAGCGAAGCGTTCGGGTTATGCCCTTCCGGTCGATATGCAGAGGGTTACTAGTCTGGGTACTGGCGACAAAAGGTCCAATCTCCATGGGCTGTATGTTCCTGAAGTAGTTGGAGACAGAAGTTTTTCGGTAATAAAGTCCGGCAACATCAGTCGTCCTGACTTTTTCCCCGCTGAGAATCAGATGAATGCTATCTACAACCGTATGTCGCAATACGAGAAGGCTTTTGGTGATAGCCCTACGCCAGATATTTCCAGCAATCCAGAGATGTTTACGGAGGGCGATCAGATATTTACGATAGGGCCGGGTGGCATGGACCCTCAAACACTGGCTCACGAGTTTTACCACCGCTCTGGGATAAGAGAAGAAAAGCCCATCTACACAATGTCCGTTATAAACGCTCAAACGCCCTTAGAGTATAAACAAGCGTTGATGGTCTATGCGGGAAAATACCGTAAGGAATTGTTGGAAGACCCTGAGACAGGCTATTTTACTTTTTCCAACTATCAGAAGTATGAAAAATTCAAAGGGGCGAAGATGCCGAGCTACCTTCCGGATTAGAAAAAAACGTATTACTGGATATCACCGAGCGTCCCTACAAAAGTGGTGGTCTGCCCGCTAACAAGTCGGTCGCTTCTCAAATGGTTTTTGAAGAGTTTGATAAAGGCATCCGCGGACCTGACAGAGATGTGAAGCGGGAATTAGCTAACTTAGCTAATGGGGAAGGTCCGAGCATGTTGGACACCGCTAAAGGAGGTATAGCAGACTTTTTTGGTTTAGAAGACACGCCTACTAAGCAAGAGCTTTTAGACGACCTTTATGAAATGCGTGTTACCGACAGCATTTTTGGTAAGCGTCGAGCGGAGCTACTCACAGAGCCTTCTCTTAAAAATGCTATGGGACTTGGGAAATTTGTTAGCGAGCCTGATTACGGCTACGACACCGATTACTTTATGGATTCCACGGCTAACCCAGACGAGATTTCAAAGTATAAGCTCATGCGTACCGCCGAGCCGAGGACATTGATCAACCGGGATTATGCCGAGGCTAACCCAGACCTTGTGGAGTATCAACGCAATGTTCCACAAATCACTGAAGAAGAGATAATGGAGCGATTTCTTGACCTTAGAGCCTTCGAAGAGGAGGGTGAGGGTTATACGGGAGATCGACAAAGACTTATGAATCAAGGTCTAAAGAGCTTAAACATAGAACAAAAGAATGTTCCACGTGGAACATCTGAGGATGGAATAGGTGAAATTATGAACAGACCACGGCCCACGGCCCCTGAAAACAGCAGGAAAAACGCGGCTACCGCTAAAATTATGCGTCAGGCCGGACTTCCTGTAAAATCAGAAAGAGATGCCTCCGACATTGAACCGGAGATATTAGAGCAATTAGACGCTATAATGGGCCGTTCTTCGGAGGAATAATAGATGGCTAATGAAATAAAAGGTGTAGGTTCTTTGATGGATAACAATATTCCATCTCAGATTGATCCAGATGATTTAGATGCGGAAGTGCAGTTAGAGATTATGGATTTGGGTGAGCCCCTAGTCCGAAACTCAGACATTGAAGGTTCCCCTGAGATAGAGATTATTCAGGAAGACGACGGTGGTGTCACAATAGATTTTGATCCGCAGGACGAGCGCGGCTCTAGTGATGACTTCTACGCTAACTTAGCGGAAGAGATGCCGGACCGCGAGCTTGCCGCTATTGCCAGCGAGCTTCTAGATCAGTTTGATGCTAACAAAGCCAGCCGTCAGGACTGGGAAGAGACTTACGCCAATGGCCTAGAGTTGCTTGGATTCAACTACGAGGAGCGCGAGCAACCGTTCCGTGGCGCGTCGGGCGTGACTCACCCACTATTAGCCGAGGCCGCTACACAATTCCAAGCGCAAGCCTTTAACGAGCTTCTACCTGCTACTGGTCCCGTCAAAACAGTTTCCTTGGGTAAGGACACACGTGCTAAGAAAGATCAGGCGCAGCGTGTTCAGACCTTTATGAATTACTACATTACGAATGTAATGGAAGATTACACCCCGGATATGGACCAGATGTTGTTTTATCTGCCCTTGGCCGGAAGTACCTTTAAGAAGGTTTATTACGATGAGACTCTGGGCCGTGCGGTAAGTAAGTTTATCCCTGCTGAGAATCTCGTGGTTCCTTATGAGACTTCTGATTTAGACACCTGTCCTAACATTACTCAAGTTGTACGCATGTCGTTGAATGATCTGCGTAAGAAGCAGTATGCCGGTCAGTATTTGGATATAGATGTCTTGCCTTCACAGGGCGAGTTAGATTCTGTACGTAAAGAAATCAACTATTTGGATGGTCTTGAGCCGTCTAACATTGATTACGATTGCACTCTTTTAGAAGTACATGCTGACTTAGAGATTGAGGGCTACGAAGAATTAGACGATGACGGTGAGCCTATCGGCATTAAGGTTCCTTATCTGGTTACTATTTCCCAAGATAACGGACAGATACTATCTATACGTAGAAACTACCGAGAAGATGACGAGTTAAAGAAGAAGATACAATATTTTGTTCATTACAAGTTCTTGCCCGGTTTTGGTTTCTACGGCCTTGGTTTGATCCACACTATTGGTGGTTTGTCTCGCACAGCTACTTCTGCACTACGTCAGCTTATCGATGCCGGTACTCTGTCTAACCTCCCAGCAGGATTCAAGGCCCGCGGCCTACGGATCAGGGACGACGATGAGCCTCTACAGCCCGGTGAGTTTAGGGATGTTGATGCACCCGGTGGTGCGATCCGAGACAGCTTGATGCCGTTACCGTTTAAGGGACCGGATCAGACGCTGTATCAATTGTTAGGTTTTGTTGTTCAGGCCGGTCAGCGGTTCGCTACTATCACCGATATGAAGGTGGGCGACGGTAATCAGCAGGCGGCAGTTGGAACTACAATAGCGATGCTTGAGCAGGGCTCGCGTGTAATGAGTGCGGTGCATAAGCGTCTGCATTATGCCATGCGTGTTGAGTTTAAGATTCTGGCCCGAGTTATGGGTGAGAGTCTCCCAGCGGAGTATCCATTTGAGGTTGCAGGTGCTGACGGCACCGTTATGGCTACGGACTTTGATTCGCGGGTCGATATCATACCGGTAAGTAACCCGAACATCTTTAGTCAGGCGCAACGCATTGCTCTTGCTCAGAGTAAGCTACAGCTTGCTACTGCGGCACCAGAGCTACATAACTTGCACGAAGTTTATCGTGACATGTATGAAGCGATGGGCGTGACTGATTTAGATCGGATTATGAAGGCTACTCCCGACCCACGGCCCATGGACCCTGCACAAGAGAACATTAACGCTCTTGATATGTTGGAGTTACAGGCTTTTGAAGGTCAGGACCATCAGGCCCACATTATGGCTCACTTGGTATTTGGTAATACGCCTATGGTTGGTCAATTGCCTCCAGTTGCGATAACATTGCAGAAACACGTAATGGAGCATATCCAGATTGCGGCTAAAGAGCAGGCTTCGGTAGCTTACATGCAGAAGGTTATGGGCAATCAAGGCGCGCCAGCTACTCCGGAGGAGATGTTGGAGATGGAAGCCATGACAGCACAATACATTGCGGAAGGTATGCAACAACTCAAGCAACTGTCTGAGCAGATAGCAACAGGCGGACAAGAGCAAGGTCCGGACCCATTGATTGCACTGAAGCAACAGGAGCTAGAACTTAAAGCTCAGTCTGAACAGGCTGACGCACAGATTGATCAGACCAAGGTCCAACTCGACGCGCAGGCGCTTGAGATGCGTAACCGCCAGTTTGGCGAAAGGATTGAGGCACAAAAAGCGCAGACAACGGCTCGTATTGATGCCGCAAGAGAGCGCGAATTTATTAAACAGCAGGGGCAATAACATGAAATCTAAAGTAAGCATTGTAACTAACACTCCGAAGGCGGCTCCAAAGGCCACTACTTACGCTGATATTAAGGGTCAAGGCCGTATTCCTTATGGCAAGACTGCTGAAGTAAAGATACCTACTACTATGACTCGCATGACTGCTCGCGGCATGGGTGCCGCTGTTAAGGGCGGCGGCTACATGGGTTGTAAGTAAAGTGTTTAACATAGACTTGTCTAGCCTTCCTAATTTCCCACCTAACTGGGACGAAATGACCGATGCCGAGCAAACGGCGTGGTTTAGAGAAAGGGCTGGTACGGCGGGTGGCGGTAGCAATAACCCGGACGGTATTCCCCCCGCAGTCGGTAACGTAGATGACGGTCGTACAGGCACTACTGGAACTACTGGAACTACTGGAACTACTGGAACTACTGGAACTACTGGCACTGCCGACCCTACTTCACAGGTAAGTTCGGGATTAGGCTCTTTATTTGTAGGTCAAGATGGTAAGGCCGTTTACACCTCTGACGGTCAATTAGTCGGTAATCAGGGTACTGGCGGGCCCATGTTCGATTTGGACTCGGACGGAGACGGAGTACCTGACGGCTATTTTTACAATAGCTACTCAGAAGGTCAGTCAACCACCTCCTTATCTTGGCAACCCGCTACGGATGGTTCGGGACAAGGGGTATTTAATTACACCGATCCTGAAACGGGTGCAGGAACTTTATTAAATCCCGGTCAAAAAATACCGGGTACGGGATATGGCGCAGACGCTAGGTTTGCCCCAGTTGGTCCCGACGGCGAAGATTACGGTTTTTACGACAGTGAAGGTCGTGCGCTTTACGATGAGTTTGGTAGGACAATTGACCCTGAAACGGGCAAAGTGGATGATCAAATGGGTGCGGCTATTCGCAATATGGATACCAGCAACCTAGACCCACTTAGGCAGTACTCTGCTACTCGACCTAATGATCCCAAAAACATCAATCCAATGTCTCAATATGGGCTACGGTTTCAAGACCCTAACGCACCAAAAGATACTGGTTCTGTGCCAAAAGCCCCCGAGCCTTACGTTCCCCCGGTTTATGACCCCGTTTTCCCCGAGTACGCTACTAACCCGGGTGGAACACCTATTTCTCCGGTTGCACCACAGGCGAACCCTTTCTTGACTCAGCCTAGCTCCATCGATTATGGGTATGGTGATGACAATATGCCTCCCGGGTTTAAATCTACGTCAACAGGGATGGTTACACAGCAGTTGGTTAGCTACATTAACCCTAAAACAGGCGATAAATGGACTGCGTCTAATGGTGGCAACTACGACATGCCCGAGGGTTGGGAAGTAGATAAAACGGGTCAAATGCAAGATGACGGTACTGGGTTTCAGTATCAGCCGCCTAAAGCGTCTGTCCAGCCTGTCAACGCAATGGCACCTCCGCCGGTAAGCCCTTTTGCTACTCCGGTAGCACCTCCGGTGCAGGCCAATCCTTTTCAAGGTGGAATAGGGTCTTTTGTACAACAGCCCGAGGTAGCTCAACCTGTAGAACCCGTAGAGCAACCAGTACAACAACCTGTGTCAAACAATTTGTTTGGTGGAGGGTAAAGTTGGCTACAGTAAAAGACACCATTGCGAAACTTGAATCGCATGAAAAAGAATGCAGTATTAGGTACGAAAACATAGAAAAGCGTTTAGAGTCTGGAACCAAAAGGTTTGATAGGCTTGAGTTGATAATGTTTAGCATGTATCCGTTTATTATAAGCGCGATAGCTTTGTTTAAGTGGATGCCTGCGTAGGAGTTTGAATGATCGCAGAAATTTCCGCCGTAGTAGGGATACTCAAGGCGCTTAACGATGGGATATCTACTGTCAAGGAAAGCGGGAGTCACTTAACGGGGCTGTCGGGGGTTTTTGACGGCTTAACAAAAAGCAAGGCCGCTGTAGAGCAGATCGAAACAGATGTCAAAGAAGGTAACCATATCATTACTCAGGAGGAGGCTCTTGAGCTTGCTTGGGTTAAGCAGGATATCCGTCAGAAAGAAAAAGAACTAAAGAAATGCACTCCGCGAGAGGTCTGGCGAGACATGCTTGCCATTCAGCACAAATCCCTTATGGATGACAAACAGCGCCGCGAGAAGGCTCGTTTAGCCAAGAACAGGGCTATAACCAAACGAGATGAAATGATAAAGAACATTCTTGGGGTATTGTTCCTTGCCGTCCTTGGCGCAGGGGGCTGGTACGCTATGGAAGTTATTAAGGTGTTTGACAGACAATGACACCGAAAAGACTAGAGAAAGAAAGCAAGTACTCTGAGTTTGACTTAGATAACGATGGCATCGTCACTGACGAGGAAATTGCTCGTCACACGGAGATGGCTGATCAGACTATCAGGGAAGAGAAGGCAGACTCACAAAGAAAGATGGCGTGGGTTGCTATGGTTAGTATGTGCGTCTATGCCCTGCTTCCTATAATGCCTTTCATTCCCGAATCAAGATTATCTACTATAGCTTCATTAAGTGACATGCTGTTTCTGTCTCAGGCCAGTGTGATCGGAATGTTTTTTGGCGCGACTGCCTATATGACGAGGAAGTAACTATGTTGCAAGCACTTATAGGGCCAGTATCTGGCTTACTCGACAAGTTTATCGAAGACAAAGATACCAAAAACGCCTTGGCACACGAGATAGCCACCATGTCCGAGCGCCATGCTCAAGAACTCGCCAAGGGACAGTTAGAGGTCAATAAGGTCGAAGCGGCCTCAAAATCTATGTTTGTAGCTGGATGGCGACCAGCCGTGGGATGGGTGACTGTAATCGGCATGGCCTCAAACTACATCCTGATCCCTATGGGCAATTTTGGTTTGGCATTAGCCGGTAGTGACATAGCCATACCTCTGTTACAGATGTCTGAGATGATGCCTGTGCTTTTAGGTATGCTCGGTCTTGGCGGTATGCGTACCGTTGAAAAGATTCAGAAAGTATCAAGGGAGAAGTAAGGTGAAAACTAGCGGAGAAGGTACTGCGTTAATAAAAAAGTTTGAAGGATGCAAGCTAGAAGCATACCAGTGCAGTGCCGCGGTTTGGACTATAGGCTACGGGCACACTGCGGGAGTTGTTTCTGGCGATAAAATAACACAGGAGTCGGCAGACGACTTGTTAAAGGAGGATTTAAATGAATTTGAAGGATATGTACTTAAATATATTGACCCAGTTCTGGATCAAAACCAGTTCGATGCGCTTGTGGCTTGGACATTCAATCTCGGTCCAAACAACTTACGGGAAAGCACTTTGCGGACTAGGCTTAATTCTGGTGATTTTGCGGATGTCCCTCATCAATTAAAACGATGGAATAAAGCGGGCGGTAATGTCCTAGACGGACTTATTCGTCGAAGAGAGGCGGAAGCCTTACTGTGGTTAGGAAAAGAGTGGTCACATATTTAAAAAGTTGGTAGCCCCGCCTGTATAAGATATGCTAGGATAAACTACTACTTTAACAGACAATATGCGGGCATATAAGAATGGATGAGATACATACCGCGGAAGCAGTATTCCGGATCATTAGGGATAGAAGGCAAGGCATTGTAGATTTAATGATGTATGGCAATGTTAAGTCGATGGAGCAATATCGTGAGCTTATGGGAAACATGGAATCCCTCAATCACGTGGAACAGGAACTAAAACACCTGCTAGACAAACAGGAGCGCAGTAATGACTGATTCAAAAATTGATCTTTCAGCCGCCCCGAGTGCCGCTTTCCAGTTAGAATCGGAAAAAGAACAGGCAACCGAGGCTGTTACAAAAGATGCAGAAACCCCGAAAGATGCAGAAACCCTTCAAGATGCTTACGCAGAAAAACCTTTTTTGCGACCAGAAAACATTGGCGAAAGCCTTTTAGAAAGATTGCCTTCACCTACTGGCTGGAGAATATTAATTCTTCCATACCGTGGCAAAGGTCAAACTGAGGGTGGAATCTATCTACCTGATCAAATGATGGAGCAACAGCACGTTTCGACGCAAGTCGGCTACGTTTTAAAGGTTGGTCCTCTCGCCTACAAAGACCCCGAGAAATTCCCTACAGGTCCGTGGTGTGAAGAAAAAGATTGGGTAATGTTTGCACGTTATGCCGGATCACGTTTTTCTATTGATGGGGGCGAAGTTCGGATTCTTAACGATGACGAAGTTTTAGCTAAAATTCTCAGCCCCGAAGACGTATTGCATTTTTAAGGAGTAGAATATGAGTAAAGAAAATACAGTAGAGCTAGATGTATCTGAGGTAGAAGACGTAGAAATTGAAGTAAGCGTTGAGGATGGTACCGAAGACAACACCGAATCTAGCGAAGACCAGTTTCAGAAAGCCGACACTTCTACGCAAAAGCGTATAGATCGACTTACTAAGAAAATGCGTGAGGCGGAGCGGCGTGAAAACGAGGCCCTTAGTTACGCTAAAAAAGTTAAAGAAGAAGCAGACACGATAAAGACTAGGATGTCTAACTTAGACACTCAGTACGTTAATGAGTACTCTACACGTGTTAACTCTCAATCTGCCGCGGCAGAAGAAGCCTTATCTCGTGCTATGGAGATCGGTGATACTAGAGCCG